CAAAAGACTTAGAAGATAGTTGTCAGGCTGTTCGTGACAGTTTGCGAGATATTGAAAGCAAAAATCGTACTATTGTACAAAATAATAAGTACAAAGAATTGTTAGAAAGTTTAGTAGTTAGGCCAGTCGGTACTAGGCCAGGTAGTCAAATACCAGAGTATACTCGTGAAAAGATTGAATTGGCTAAAACTGTCAAGGACTGTGATAGCTTTATTTCCAAGATGGGCAAACTGGGTAGTGTATGTCCTACTTGTCTACAAGATATTGACAAACACAAAATAGATGATTTGTTAGAAGAGCAGAGGTCTTCCAAGAGTTATGCAGCTACACGAGTTCAAGAACTTGAAGCCTTGATTCGTAACTTGGAACTGGAAGTCAAAGAGTGGGAAAAGCTAAACGAGACCAAAGAGCTCTACGAAGAATACCATGCTCTGTATGATCCCAATATTACTACTGAGTTACTAGATAAAAAGACTTTGGAACAAACCATTAAGTCTACAGAGGCTTCTATACAGCAAGTCAAAGACACGATCAAAAAGATCACCGATAGTAACAGCAAGGCTATCGCTCATAATGCAAAAGTAGACGTTATTTTAAGTCAGCTTGAAGAAATGGAAGCTAGTCTAGTTGTACACAGAGGTGAACTTGAAGAAGCTAGTGCCAGATTAGCTACCCTGCAAGTATTAGTGAAGACATTTAGTCCTACAGGTTTGGTGGCTTACAAGATCGAGTGCTTAGTCAAGGATCTGGAGTCTACCACAAACGAATACTTGGGCGAATTGAGTGATGGTCGCTTTCAGTTAGGATTTAGAATTGCAGGCAGTGATAAACTGAACGTAGTTATCACAGACCACGGCAAAGATATTGAAATCTTGGCATTGAGTGGGGGCGAAAGAGCCAGAGTAAACGCAGCAGCCCTGTTGGGTATTCGCAAGCTGATGCAGAGTTTAAGCAATACACGTATAAATCTACTCATCTTAGACGAAACCATCGAAAACTTAGATCTTGAAGGTAAGGAAAGATTGGTAGAAGTATTGCTCAGAGAAGAGTACTTAAACACATTTGTTATTAGCCACGGATTTCAACATCCTCTCCTAGAAAAGATTACAGTGGTGAAACAAAACAACATTTCTAGGATAGATAATGGTTGATAGCAGAGATAAGGGCAGTAGAGCAGAAACTGCTGTAAAAAAGACCTTAAAGGATCTTACAGGGCTAGACTGGCAACGTACTCCTGGCAGTGGTGCACTCGATGCCAAACACCTGATGAAGGGCGACCTTTATCTTCCGGGTGTTGGCAACGTGTTTTGTGTAGAAGTAAAGCACTACCAAGACGACCACCTTACCAGCAAGATTCTAACAGACAAAGTTCCGCAGTTATTCCACTGGTGGGAACAATGCAAACGTCAAGCAGACCAGGTTAACCGAGAACCGCTGCTGATCTTTAAGTTTGACCGCAGCAAGCTGTTCTGTGCTTTTGAATTGATGCCTAATTCACACTTGCCGTTTATGTACGTAAGCCGCAACGGTTTTGAGTTTTATGTAGCAGTCTTAGAAGACTGGATCAAGATGGAACGTCCGCAATTTATATGTTGAATGTTGCCGTTCAATGTTATATAATAGTAGATTAACTAAACAATCAACATGAGTATTGAATTCAACAAAGTACAAGAGCTGGAACCTAACACTGCACTGGTAGTGGACTGTCTAAACTTGGGTTTTCGCTGGAAGCACAGCGGCGACACAGACTTTCTTGACAGCTATGTTAGAACAGTAGATAGTCTACGTAAAAGCTATAAAGCCGGTAGGGTTATCTTGACCTGCGACAGTGGCAGTAGTAGCTATCGTAAGGCTATTTATCCTGACTACAAGCAAAACCGCAAAGACAAGTTTGATCAACAAACTCAAGAAGAACAGCTGGCATTTGAACGATTCTTTACAGAGTTTAACCGTGTAATGGATCATTACAAGAATTCTTCAAAGCACCCACTGTTCCGATTTGAGAAGTGCGAGGCTGACGATATTGCTGCTTACATTGTCAAATACCGTAAAAAGTTGGGCTTTGACAAAGTTGTCCTGATCTCTAGTGACCGAGACTGGGATCTATTGGTGAGTGAAGACGTAATGCGGTTCAGTTACGTTACACGCAAAGAAATTACATGGGAAAATTGGAACGAACACTATGAGTACAATCCTGCTGATCACATTAGTATCAAGTGCCTTACTGGCGATTCCGGTGATAACATTCCTGGTGTCGCCGGAATTGGTCCGAAAAAGGCGCAAACTCTGGTATCTCAGTATGGCAGTACCTGGGATATCATTGGTAATTTGCCAATTTCTAGTAAGTATAAATATATTCAATCTCTTAACGAGTTCGGGGCTGATGCCTTGATGCTAAACTATCGATTGATGGATTTGCTAGAGTTCTGCGACGAAGCACTGGGTCCAGAAAATTGTGAAACTATTAACACCACACTTCTAAATTATGCTAATTAAACTAGAACATCCCGCATGCATGCCTACTCGCAGCAATCCAACAGATGCTGGACTAGACCTACGATGCAAACAAACGATCACCCTGCAAATGGGCAAAAGAACACTGGTACCTACCGGTGTTTCAGTAAAAATTCCTGTAAATCACGTGGGCTTGCTGTTTCCACGTAGCTCATTGAGCAAGCAGGGCATTACAATGACCAATTCGGTTGGTGTAATTGACAGTGATTATCGTGGCGAAATCATGGCTTCACTCATGTTTAATGGGGTCCCAGGAAATCTTAGCGAAACAGATCTACCAGCAGGCGAGCGAATCGTGCAGCTGGTAGTAGTTCCAATTCTACTTCCAGAACTAGAAGTAGGTAATTGGTCAGACGACGAATGGAATGATACACAACGCGGTACTGGCGGATTCGGCAGTACCGGAAAGGCATAATATGGCAGTAAGTACAAGAGCACAAGTAATTACACGACGAACATACAACCGTCCCACAGATGACACTGGATTGAACTTTGAAACTTGGCAGGAAACTGTTGGGCGAGTTATCGATCACCAAGCATGGCTATGGGAACGTGCAGTAGGACGCGAACTAGATGATGATGAATACGCAGAACTATATGATCTAGAACAATTGATGTTGGATCGCAAGGTCCTAATGAGTGGTCGCTCATTGTGGCTGGGTGGCACAGACGTTGCTAAGACCCGTGAAGCATCACAATTCAATTGCAGTTTTACCTGCGTAGAAACAGTATACGACGTAGTAGACGTACTATGGCTGTTGTTACAGGGTTGCGGTGTGGGATTCAAGCCTATTGTAGGCACCCTGAACGGCTTCTCTAAGCCAATCAAGAACATTAAGACTGTTCGGAGTACACGGACTGAAAAGGGTGGTAGTGAGCACAATGCAGAATTTTGGGATCCAGACACTAAAACATGGACTATCCGTGTTGGCGACAGTGCCGAGGCATGGGCAAAGAGTATTGGAAAACTACTGGCCGGTAAGTATCCTGCTGACACTCTTGTGCTTGATTTTAGTCAGTTGCGACCTGCTGGTGAAAGGTTAAAGGGTTATGGCTGGATTAGTAGTGGTGATGAAGCAATCAGTGTGGCTTATACTGCTATTGCCCGTATTCTTAATGGTCGTGCCGATAGCCTTCTTACTAGGATGGATATTCTCGACATTGTTAATTGGCTTGGGACTATACTCTCTAGTCGTAGAAGTGCTGAAATTGCTCTTTTTGAATACGACCAACCTGAATGGAAAGAATTTGCATTAGCCAAAAAGGATTGGTGGTTGCATGGAAACAGTCAGCGCCAACAGAGCAATAACAGTCTAGTTTTCCGCAAGAAGCCTACCTACGAAGAAATCAGTCAGATCTTTGACCTAATGTTGGATGCTGGTGGTAGCGAACCTGGTTTTATTAATGCTGTGGAAGCCACTCGCCGTGCTCCTTGGTTTGCAGGCTGCAATCCTTGTGTAGAGATCTTATTGGGTAACAAGAGCTTCTGTAATTTAACAGAAACCGACATTGGCAAGTTCAAGGGCAATAATGCAGGAATGCACGAAGCTATTCGTCTTGCAGCTCGTGCAAACTATCGCCAGACTTGCGTAGACTTGAAGGACGGTATTCTACAAGAAAGTTGGCATTTGAACAACTACTTCCTACGGTTGTGCGGAGTTGGCTTGACAGGTATCGTAAAACGTCCTGACATGACAGGTTACGATTATGAATACCTCAAGCGTACAGCAACGGCTGCAGCAGTTGGAATGGCAGATGAACTTGGGCTACCACGTCCTAAGAACATTACCTGTATCAAGCCAAGCGGCACTCTATCCAAAATCATGGATACCACAGAGGGTGTACACAAGCCACTAGGCAAGTATATTTTCAACAATGTACAGTTCTCCAAATTTGATCCAGTCGTAGATAAACTACGAGCAGCTAACTACAAGGTAATTAATCACCCAACCGACCCTAGTGGTGTATTAGTTACATTCCCTGTCAAGTGGGACGATGTACCTTTTGACAAGGTTGATGGCAAAGAAGTCAACTTGGAGAGTGCTATTGATCAGCTAGAGCGTTACAAGATGATTCAGACCAGCTGGACTCAGCAGAATACATCAGTGACTATCAGTTATGATCCCAGCGAAGTTGAAGACATTAAAGATTGGCTGTTAAACAACTGGGACTGCTATGTAGGAGTAAGTTTCCTATTCCGCAGCGACCCTACAAAAACAGCTAAAGACTTGGGTTATCTCTACTTACCGCAAGAAGTAGTAGATGAACAAACATATCACGAGTATACTCAGAACTTGTTGCCTGTAGATATCAATACAGCTAACAGTTTTGATGAGATTGTGGAAGAAGGTTGCGCTACAGGCGCTTGTCCAATTAAATAAGAGGAAAATATGGAATTTACATTTAAGGTCACAGAACAAGAAGCAAACATGATTATTGCCGGTCTACAGGAACTACCTGCTAAGGTGGCCAACCCCTTGACCCGAAAACTGCAAGAACAAGCACAAGAGCAGATGCCTCAGCAGCCTGCTGAATAAAGAAAAAGCCCCTCAACCTAAAAGTTGAGGGGCTTTTTTCATCTGCGATCTTTGCGACAGTTCAAGTCGTGTTTGAGTGTTTGTAAAAACATTGTAAAACTTATTGAGGCCAAGATTATACCAGAGGTTATTTCTCCCAAAGTTCCTAGGGTCCAGTAGCTCATGGGGTGTTCTGGACCTATTGCCCATTGTACAACCACTGTACTAGCAGTAAACCCACTCGTCAACGCCAACCACCATAGGGGAGTAATAATCCAAGGTTTTAGTTCACGATTATGAACTGCAACATAGAATATACTTATAAATATGAGGCTATGGCATACAAAATTGATTAATAGGGTCCAAGAGTTAAAGAACCCAACGACTGTGTTAATCATTTTTCTTTACCTCTTTGACTACTTGTACTATGTCTTTGTCTTGATTCTTTTGTAAGAAGTTAGCAACCATACCTAACACAGTATACGCTAAAAATCCTACACAGAATCCACCCATGAGCTGGGTTTCCCAGTTATTGGACAAACCCATCATTTCTAATAGTGGATAAGTAAAAACCATGGCACTTCCTACAGAAACGCCGCCCCTCATAAATGCTTCACTGATAGTTTTTGGTCTGATAAATGTGAGAATTGCAAAGCCCCCAAACAGACCCCCTATCATAGAAGCCACCTTTGCAGTCAAATACCCTGTAGGATCTGCCATAGGTCACCTCTTAGTTGTTTTCGCGAGTCCTTACTATCTGATCTCGCTTAGCTCTGGCCCAAGACTGGCCACCGTCTCCGCCCCACAAATCCCAAGCCACCCTGCCGGCACTTGGAAAGCCTTCTTCTCCACTGTTGAATCCTGTTGCTTTTTTGTCTACTTCGTGACGACTAAAGAATGAGTGCATTCTCATTACTGTACTAGCTGTCAAGTTTTCACGGTTAACAAGCTGATTTGCTCTGGCCAAGCCTACTCGGGTTCCACCAGCTTTGCCTTCTTTTTTCCACTTGAGGGCACGGCGAGCTGCTGAAGCCATGCCAGTTGTGGGCTTGTATGTAGTTGCTGCCTTTTCGTAATAACCTTTTTCAGGCTCACCTTCGGGTACATCGGGCTCTTCGTCTTCATACTCTTCTTCTGTTTCCCACTGATCGCACACTCTGATTGGTGAAACGGTCATATTCCAACGCTTGCAGTACCACACAGGCATACCATCAATGTCAGTAAATTTGGGAGTGACTGGAAGTTGACTTTCGCTCCACTCACCTGCTGGACCTTCGATAATGCAGTCCAAAGTTTCTGGTTCACGATCATGATGATGACAGCTGGCGCATACCCTCATACGGGCCTGACCCTCACTGACACCCCACACTTCTTGTTTGGCTTCCCAAAATTCAGGGTTGCTATCACGAGCTTCGGCAGGTCCGTAGTTGGCGTACTGAACCGCTGCCAAGTGGTTGCTCAAATTAATATCTGGATACATTGTACCCACTGGACACAGTTCTTTTGCCATCTCACTCTCAATTCTTATAAGCTAAAATAATTTGTTTACACATCTTCGATCGGACAATATCAGTCTCCAAGAAGCGAACCACCTCGATACCGCCAATGCCCTCTAGTCGGTTGACGGCA